TTAATCCCTTATCTAAAAAAGACATTTTACCTGCACTGCCTTCACCTGCACCGCTAACTATTTTATCTGCTAGTTCAGAGCTACCTTGATTTGCTAATGCTTCTTGAACAGCTGTATCTTGAGCTGCTTTAAATAAACTTCCTAATCCTTCTTTTGAAATGCCTTTAAATATTTGACTACCTAATGATTTACCACCAGCTGCTTGACCTGCTTGCGCTGCTGCTGTTCCACCAGCTAGTTTGCCACCAAGCCCTGCCATAATGCCAGACATTAAAGCTTGTTTAGTATCTTGACCTGCTAACTTACCACCGGCAAAACCAGCGGCTCCTAATGCTAATGGTCCTACTCCAGGTATAAAACTTGCAGCAATAGGTAAAATAACTGGTGCTGCTTTTTTTAATTTCTTAATTAGTTTCTTTAAAAAAAATTCTGGTTGTCCTGTAACAGGGTTGATTGAATTAAGATTACTACCTACAATGTATTGCGTAGGATCAATCCCAAGATCTGCCATGGATTGGAATACTTGATCTCTGAGTTGAGGATTTTTTTCAAACACCTCCATTGGAATGATAGTTTCCCCCGTAGCAACGTGTGCTATGGTATCGTCTTCATATCGTCCAAAACCTTTAAGAGCATTTACTGCCTGCTGAAAGTCAGCTATTCCGCCAGATGCCATTTTGTATGTATTCATAGTCTCCTTATATCGCATTATATCAATGTAGCAAGGAGGCTAAACTTGAAACACAAGCCAATTTAATCCTATAATTATAGTTATTTTTGTAGTATTGTGCAATGAGAAATGAACATAGATATACAGAAAGTTCCTATGGTCCGTGTAACATGGCTCGATGCCCGGGATACAGAGACTGGATGGATACCTGCAAAGGATATTATTGATGCTCCATTAGCCACATGTCAAGAAGTTGGCTGGTTAATGGTAAATAATAAAGAAAAAATTGTAGTTATGCGTTCATGGTGCACCGATAAAGATGATAATCATGGAGGGGGTGCAATAGCTATACCCAAAGGTTGGGTAACTAAAATAGAATATTTAGAGGTAAGTTATGGAGAAAGAAGCAACAATCAATAGTTTATTTGGTGAAGTTATTTATCAAGCAACAATTAAAAATAATAATGATGAAACAACAAAACACATAGAAAAATTTGTAAAAGAAAAACCAGGAAGAACTGCAGCCACTACTGATGTTGTAGGTAACACAATGTTTACTGATCTAGAAGAAGCAAAAGATGATCTACATAAAGATAAAAAATATAAAAAGTTATTTAAAAAAATAGCAACACACATAAACACTTTTCTTCAAGCTAAAGGGTATAACAAAGAAAAGTTTGATGCACATATAATAAAAGCATGGGCAACATACACTGTAAAAGATCAACACATTGCTAGTCATAAACATACAGCTAGTCATTTTAGCTTTGTTTATTATGTTCAGAATGAGGACATGGGTAACATAAGATTTGAAAAAGAATTAGCTGCACAAACAGGATTGTTTATTCCCCCTACTGATCAATACATAGTAGATTGGAATCAATTTAATTTTTCTAGTTATATCTTCCCTGTAAAAACTGGTAACTTTTTAATATTTCCTAGTGGTCTACTACACTACACTGAAATCAATACAAAAGACAAACCTAGGATCAGTATTAGTGGTGATGTATTACTCACCATGAAACCAGGTGTTAAAACAGAACACTGCATACCACATCCAAACGGCTGGGATACTATTTCAAATTAGTTGTCAAGAAAACAATTATAAAAAGATTACTTGATAATTTTAACAGACGTGTTTAAATTAGATCTCACCCAAATTTACAATCAACAGGAGATATTATGGAAAGACAAGACTTATTAAAAGCCATAGCTGCCCTCGCTGATAAGGTGAACAGCTTAGAAGATAACTTAAACAAACACAACTCTAATTGTCAGTGTCAATCATCGCCTTCAATGGGCAGACCGTTAACTGATGAAGAGAGACTTTTTGTGCAACAGAACCTGGCACGTCAAGCCATGGGTGCTAATCAAGATTCTTAGTTTTTCCAAAAACGTCAGGTAGTTTTGTTACTTTAATTTCAACATTTGTTTCTATATCATCAGACGTAGTGTTTGTATTTGGATTAGCAACATCTAATTTTGCTTCTTCTTCTGATTCATAGTCAGCTCCTGTCTTTTTATTTTTTACCTCAACGTGAACTTCAGGTTGAATAATAGGAAGCTTTTGTCCATCAATAACTTGAACACCAATTTGTTCTGAGTCTTGTACTTTTTTAAATGTCATACTGTAATCTCCATTAAGTTAATTAAAATTTTTACACCCGCTCCATTTAATTTTATTTGATCAGCTTGCTCTAATATAATAGGGCCTTGTATAGTGTTTTCTGCACCATCAGCAAAACTGTCTTTATATAGTTCTATTTCTAAATTACCGTTACTAGAATCTAACACAGTAATGGTAGTAGTTACAGCGCCTCCAGATTGATTAGACATAAAAATATTTTTAATAATAGCAGTAGTAGGCGGAACAGGCGGTTGTGAATTCTGATCCGCTGTAGGGACAGTGTAAGCTGTTCCTGTACCTTGTAAACTAAAGCTTTTAAATAAATCAGCCAAGGAACCACGTCCTTGCTGTAGATTCATCTTTCAAATCTTGTTGATAACCAAAGTTTAATTGCTGCACTATTTGCTCTAACAATCTCGTAAGTATATCAATAATACTTGGTTGATAATCTGGAGTTGCTTGAGGAAATCTTGTCGTTGTAATTTTAGCCATTATCTACCTCCGTCTGGTTGTACATCTAATCTTAACGTACCATAACGCCATTTATCACCAACGGCATCACTGTCAATACGTATGTTTGCTTGTCTACCCCTGCCTCGTAAATCAAACTTTTCTGTCGTCGGAACTACAGTTCTAACTACAGTTGTGCTTGTTGTGGCACTAGGATATGTTTTAAATTTAAGAGTCAAATCAACAGACCCTGATAAATCTTTAAAGTTTGGTATACCTCTTCCTATATGTAAGAACGGTTGACCATCTGCAATATCAAAATCTCCTGATTCTATAAATGCATCTATAGCAGTAGTCACATTATCATTACCTGTTTCGTGTTGATAAAGAGTTGTAGATCCTGCTGTTAAACCGTTTATCACATTGTTATTTGCAACGGTTGTTGTAGAGTATTCTGTTGCGTATGGTTTTTGATATACACCATAATCTAGCCATGTTGTTCTAGCTAAACTACCAGTAGACCAACAATTTTCTAGATAATTATACGTTACATATCTATCTATTTGTGTTGCGTTATTTGAAGTATAAAACCAAGTAACCTCATTAAACTCTGAATTAACTGCTGCATATGTTTCTGGTTGATTCGTAATACTAAAATCTTCAAAGACATAATCTTGTACACTACAAGGCATTTTAGAAACAGCACCATCAAATTTATAAAAAGAATTCTGTGACATCCAAAAGGCTGTGCCGTTTACGTCTACAGCTGAATGCAAAGATACTGCGCCACAGTTTGCACCAATCTGTGTTAAGTTAAATGTAAAAGGTGCGCCAACAAATTGTAATGCATTTAAAGATGTATCTGTCCAAACAAGAACAGCATTACGTGATCTAACAGCTGTTACAATTTTTGATCCGTCTTGTATTCTAAATGATCCAGCTGTATTTGTAGCTGTTGGTGCCCATGTTGTGTAATCTTCTTGAGAAGAAAAACGTAAAAATAAATCATCTTGTGTGTTTGAACTACCAATTGTTGTTTCTGTGCCAAATAAAAATACGTGTCTATCAGGCATTGATACTAAATTAAAACGAGAAACTGAAGGTGCTGATGCTACAACAGCTGCAGGTGTGCCTGTTCCAACAGAAGTATCCCATCTAAAAGTAGATCCATTATTTACAGTTGCTAATAAGTCTTCACCAAAATTATCAAAAGACCAATTACGTCCCTCTATTGTAACGTTTGATGTAGAACGAGGTGTGCCCCATGCTTCTTTACCCCATTGCCACGTACCCCAACCATAACCATATTGTGATACAGCCGTACCTACAGATATTTGATATGTTGCAGTTGCTGTAGCTCCGGATGCTCCAGTGCCTGTTGCATTTGCTGCTGCAGTAATTGTAAAACTATTACTAGTTGGCACAGTTAATATTTGATATTCCGCATTCATTGTCGCTGCAGGTATACCGTTAACCGCACCAGACGTAGAAGATATTGTTACGAAATCACCAACGCTTGCACCATGACCTGGATCAGTTACCGTAACTGTAGGTGAATTATTTGTTGTGTTAAATCCTGTAATTGAACCTGTTGCTCTTACAGGTGTAATATCATATGCAACACCCTCTGTATAAATATATAATTTTCTATCTGTTCCGATAGCCGTGTATCGTACACCATTAAGATCAGTCCAAGCATGCATGTCTCGTGTAACACCTACTAATGTATTAGTTATTAATTTAATCCAACCACCAATTTTTTCTGGTAAGCCATAACGAAAACGTACAAAGTCAGAATCAACCCAACGACCTGCTGCACCATATTCTGTGTCTTGTTTATCTATACCAGGGGCAAATGCTATTTTTGTTAGAGGCATTATGCAATCCTCACAAATCTATAAACTAATTCACCGGCTCCGCCATTACCACCTGTAGTTGAATTTTGAGCACCGCCGCCGCCACCACCAGCACCGGTATTTCCTACACCACCAGGAGAAGAACTTGCGACACCGCCTGCACCACCATTATTAACACCATTGTAAGAAGAGCCACCAACACCACCAGTTATTTGACAGTTATCACCACCACAGTTTCCAGGATTTGTTCCTGCTACTCCGTTACCAAAAGAATTAAAAGTTCCTCTCGGTCCGCTTGTAAAACTTGTAATATTTTGTCCATCAACAGTTGTTCCTGTTGATAAAGATGTTCCTTGAGTAGCTGCTCCTCCAACAGAAGCATTATTAGAACGTAAAGGTCCTTGTACACCACCACCTGTTCCTGATCCACCTACACCGCCAGCTAAAGAAAAAATAGCTCCAGTGCTTGCACCAGTTAAACTTGTTAATCCACCACTACCAGCGGTTGTGTTATATCCAACACCTGATCCATTTCCCGCTGCTCCAACAACGGCTGTTAATTGTTCTCCTCCAACAACTGTGTATACCCTATCAGAAATATATCCACCAGATGCACCGCCTGCTCCAGCAGACTCACCGCCGGCTTTATCATACTCGGCACCGCCTACTCCTCCAGATCCAGCTCCAACAGCTTGTCTTATATGAATAGCATTGGCATTAGCAGGCACGTTAAAGTTTGTTGTTCCTGCTCCTGCATCTGTAAAGCTTGCAGGTGTATCAAATAAAGTAAACACAGTTCTCCATGAACCGCCGTCTTTTATGTAAGCATTAGTAATTGTTTTATTTGTAAAGGATGTGCCATCTCTCACATATAATTGTGAGCCAGCATCTGAGCTTATCTCTCGCCAAGTACCACCTGATTTAACATAAATTGGCATAAGGCATTATGTATATTTGTACCAAATATCTCCATCAGAACCACCTGTCGGATTACCTGTAGCTACAGTTCTAGATCCGTTAGCGTTAGTCCCTGCTGTTGCAGATATAAAAGCTTGTACATCACTACCTATAGCAACACCTAAATTAGTTCTTGATGTTCCTGCATTAGCAACATCATTTAAGTTTTCTGATTCTTGCATTACACCTGTAATAGCAGTCCCTGATATTTTATATTTAATAGATTCATAAGTTGGCATATTATTTCTCCAGTAGTTTCCATCCGTAAGTTGCACCAGAGTATACTAGTGCAAAAGCTGCATCTTCTGTAGCAACTACTAAATCAGATGTTTGACCATTTATTTTTAAACTATTTCTTGCTACAGTTAAATTATGTGTATCGAAAGAACTAGCTAAATCTACAAATCTTACTTCATCTCCTACTGCAGGAGAGGCCGGTAATGTAATCGTAAAAGCACCACCACTTGTATTAGCAAATATTTTATCGCCACTTAAAGCAGTATAGGTAGTGGTTTTTGTAATCCAAGTTCCACCTTGAGTTTGTAGCTCAAACCAATTAGTGCCATCAGTAGCTAAAAATACACTTGTTTGTGGATTAATAACATAAGTATTACCTGAAGCTCCTAGTCTTACGGTAACTGTATATACCGTATCATTGTTTCTTAAAAAATAAAGTTTTTCTTTTGCAGTAAATTGAACAGTATGATTAGATGATGGGTTTGTAAATATAATAGCAGCTTGTCTGTTTTCATTGTCTGCTTGTGTAGCTGGTCCATTAGTGTCTGTTAAAACTGTAGTAGTTCCAGAGGATATATTTTTTGTATATACGCCTGCAATAGATTGTTCTAAAGATTGTGAAAAATTATTATTAGTAGTGGCACCCCAAGCATTTGCCTGATCACCTACTCCAATTAACTCTATTTGTAATCTCGTTGAATATGTTGACATAATTTACCTATGCTGCATCCTGCCATGTATTTGTAGCAGAATCATCAACATTTGTCCAAGTATTTGTGGCTGCATCATTTACATTTGTCCATGGGGTATTTGCATCATCATCCACTGTTACCCATGCATAAACTGCAGTATCACCAAGAGCTGCAGTCATTGCAATGCCAGTAACCTCAACAATAGTATTTGTTTCAACTGTTGGATTGCCTAGATCTGATGAGATAATATTACCATTAGGTATTGCTGTTGCAGAAGCATTAACAGTCGCTGTTCCTAAAACAGAAGATACAGGTAAACCAGTAACGTTTGCAACTGCTGTCCCAACTACGGTAACAGATCCTGTAGTAGAAGTTAGTGGGAATCCTGTTACAGATACCGGAGTTACCGCATCTACTGTAACTGTTCCAACATTAGAATTTACAGATTGACCAGTTACGGATAAGTTAGCTGTTCCAGAAATCGTGGAATCACCAACAAATATATCTAAATCTGGTTCTTCTGAAGCATCAATTAATACTGATCCTCCTGCTGTAACCGCATAAGTTCCTATAGTAGATGTTAATGAAAAGCCATTTACAGATACAGTTGGATTTGCAATAACATTAATTGTTGGCGAACCAACAACCGAGTTTATTTCTTCGCCAGAAGGTGTAGCAACAGATGTTGTTACTATTGTCTCATTACCTACAGCTGATGTTAAATCTTCTCCTGTTACGTTTGTTTGCGCTGCACCTTGAATTACAGATGCTCCTAGAGTAGAAGTTAAAGAGAGACCTGCTACAACCGCTATCGCATCCTGTTTACCTAAGGATGATAACGGACCTTCGCCAAATGCTAAGATCCCCAATGTCATGGTTTATCTCGCTGTTATTGGTACACCAGCTGAAGAAACAAAAGGATGTTCTGCCCAAGCCCAATATACATAATCTTCACCACTGTTGTTTGCTCCTGCAGAATCTCTTACAGTAAAACCATTAGCACAAAAATCATAACTGTTTTGTGTAAATTCAGTTGCGTTTTCATTTGCGTTTAAACCTAGATTAACTACGTTTCTTGGATTTCTTTGGTTGTCATTCATTCTCCAGTTTCCTGAAGCACTAATATTTTTATTAAAAACAAAAGCTGGTTTAAATCCAGTGTAGCAAAAAGGGCCATTTGTACTCGCATTACCAGTATATCTACCAAAAGATGAATATCCTTTTACCTCTGCCCAGCAAAACATTAAATAAGAATTACTATTACCATTTACTTGAGCATCGTTTCCTAATGTAATTACACTTGTACCTGGTTGTGTACTATTAAAAAAACTTGAATATTTACCGTCATTATTAGCAGCACCACTGTTTAATCTTAATGTGCTATTTTGATCTTTATGATGCCACACAGCCCAATCATCAGCTGTATTTCTTATTTTTATAAATATAGCTGCAGGTTTTACACCGAGGCCATGGCCTATGGTTGCTCCTGCACTACCATTACCTGAGTATATACCCATAGTAAATTTACTTGTTGAGTTTGTAGATGAATTAATTGTAATACTACCATCACTATTATTAGAAGTAGAGTTAGTTCCATTCCAAGTCCATCCAACATAATCAGTAGAAGCATTATTTGTATAGTTAGAAGAGCTGCTACCTGATACTACAGAAAAACCTGTAGTTGTAGTTCCTCCTACATATCCATTAGCACCTGTATTATGGTTAGATGTATCGCCTTCTTGAGAGCTACTATTAGGAACTAATTCTTTGTTAGCACCATATCCTTCAGCTTCTTGATAAAGGTAGTGTGATCTACCAGACATGTCTCTTGCTTTAACCCAAACCATACCAGGTCTAAATGTTCCAGTTTCTTGTATTTGTCTTGTATACCCTGAATTAGCAGGATCAGCTGCTGCATTACCTGTCCATAAATGAGTGAAAAATTGAAGTTTACCATTATTGATTGTTGTATATGCCATATGTTATCCGTAAGTTCCCATGTTCTTTGTACATAACGCATAATACCCAGATGGTACAGCGAATTCAAAACTACCATAACCATTTGCATCAGCGTTGCCACTAGCTATAGTAAAAATTGGTTGTCCTGCATTTACTTGAATGGTTGCATTGGCTCCGCCTGCTCCTTCTCCAAAAGCAAAACTCATAAAATTACCAGTAGTATACGTTATATAAGCTGTTGGATTAGCTTCATCATAATTACCAGACCCATCTGCCCATTGCCCATTTTTAGAAACTGTAAATCTATTATTATCGCAATCTAAAGCAAGTCCTAAAATATCGTTATCAGTAAAACTTCCTGCCCAACCAGATGTAGTGCTGTTATTTTTTTCATAACTTCCATCATTATTTACTCTTGCTTCATTAGATTTATCACCAAGTGTATTTGCTGCGTTCGCTTGTAAATCACTCATATCACAAAAACCAACGTACCCATTACTAGCCCCTGCAGTAAACTTACATTCTAAATACCATTTTCCACTTTGAATTGCTTGAGTCATAGTAGAATAATTTCTATTTGCACTGCTTGTTAATCTTTGTAAATTACCTTTATCATAATCGTCGTTTGATCCACCTGCTCTTAAATCCAAAGGATTAAGTGTAGCAAAATTATTTGCAGGTCCATCTTTCG